CTTGTATACTTTGGTTACAAGTTAATCAAACTTTATTTATTATGAAAACACAGTTATCACTATTACTAATATCAATACAACAAGAACTTTTGACTTTAATATCTATTTGCTTTGCATTCTTTTTACCAATTTCAGGAATACTCCTGATGATAGGAGTACTTATTGCTATTGATACTTTTACAGGTATTTGGAAAGCTAATAAGTTAAAAGAAAAAATAAGTAGTAGAAAGTTGTCAGCTATTATTAGCAAGCTAGCACTCTATGAAATCACTGTGATTATGTTTTTTCTTATAGACAAATTTATTCTTAATGATATCATACTAACTTTTTTTAGTGTACCATTTATGCTAACTAAAGTAGTGGCATTGGTCCTATCTAGTATAGAGGTGATGTCAATCAATGAGAATTATAAAATAGTCAAAGGCATAGACCTATGGCAGTCAATGAAGTTATTATTTGCAAGAGCAAAAGATATCAAAGATGATATAAATAAAATTAAATGACATATACTAGAGAACAAATAGAAAAAGCAGTAAAAGCTAAAGGATATACTTATTTTACAGGTCCTGGAAACTATGATGTTAATATAGTAGGAGTAAGAAACTCAGATACCGGTCAAACAGTAACTAATTTATTTGATGATAAAATGACTTTATCTTATAAATTAGATGGAGTATGGAAGTATCATGAATGGGATAATACTACTGAACCTGGTAAAAAAGGAGTTACACAATATCACAATGCTAATGGAGTAGCTAGATTAGTTCCAGGACAGTATAGAGGAGTTTATGCTATAGCTAAACACCAAGGAAAATATGATGCTCTATGCCAAAGACTAGGTAATGTAACTGTATGGAGAGATAAAAATAAAAACATGACTTTTGATGAAGTTGAAACAGATACTGGAATGTTTGGTATAAATATTCATAAAGCAGGTTCAGTATCTACATTTGTAGAGAATTGGTCAGAAGGATGTCAGGTATTTAAAAAATCAAAAGATTTTGATGAGTTCATGAAAATAATAAATAAAGCTAAAGATTTTTATGGCAATCATTTTACATATACTTTACTAGAGAGTAAAGATATTAATTAATTAAACAAAAAATTATGAAATTTAGAAACAGCTGGAAATCAGCAACAAAACAATGGGATAAAATATCTATAAGATTTAGATTATCTTCAGTAGATGTATTTACTTTAGAGATAGATATCTCTAGAGAATTTTACATGTTAACAATATTAAATTGGACAATTAAAAACAGATAATTAACTTATAGACATTACAAAGATCCAGGTAATTTAATTTATTTGGATTTTTTTTTGTTTAAATATTTTTTATTTAAACTTTTATAGTATATTTGTTTAAACTTTAAAAATATAAACAATGGAAAATTTAAATACAAGTATGCCTGACATGGAAAATATGTCAAATGAAGAGTTAACTCAAAAAAAAGAAGAAATGCTATCTTTTTATGTTGATTCATTATCTTATCTACAAGCACAATTTGATTATGAAAACATTTTATCTAAAATTGATGAAGTTAGATTTAAAAGAGCAAACATACAAATGCAATTTGCAATGATGATGCAAGAAAATAAAGAAGACAGTGATGATGAAAATGAAGATGGTGAAGATAGTGTTGATAATATAAAAACAAAAAAATTAAAAAAATCATAAACAATGGCACTTGTAAATCAAGTTCAAAAAAAAGTAAGATTGCCTAAATGGGATATAATAAAGTATCAAATAATGACATATTGTTATTTAAAAAAAATAACTGTAACTGATTCAGATCTTAATTGTTTGACTTTACTTAGTTTAAATGAACCTATTGAACTTACCCATTTTTGTTATGACGCATCTGCAGAAGAAGATTGGATTTTTAAGTCATCACAAACAGTAAGAAATTGTATAAATAAAGCTGAAAAAAATAAATTAGTTATTAAAGATAATAATAACAAAAAAATAATTTTAATAAATCCAACTTTACAACTACAAACAGAAGGTATAATATTATTAGATTTTAAATTTTTAAGTGATGATTCCACAAAAATCTAATATTCTTTATAAAGAATTATCAGAAACATTAAATCACAATGAATTTTTAATAGAAGAAGTAATAGATTTTTATTATAGTGAAATAAAAAAAATATTAAGTGAATTAAAATATCCAAGAATTAATTTAGAAGGTCTTGGTCATTTTGTAGCAAAACCTGGTTTAGTAAAAAAATCAATTCCAAAATATAAAAGTATTTTAGAAAAACATGATACATCTACTTATGGAGCTTATTTTAATAAAAAAATGATTGAAAATAAATTAGATCTTTTAATAGAATTAGAACATCAAATATTAATTGAGGAAAGTAGAAAATTAACTTTTAAAAAAAATAAATATGAGTAACGTATTAAAAACAATATGGAAAAATAAAAAAGAAATTTTAGAAGGAATAAAAAACTCAATTATAAGAGATGATTTTGTAGAACAAATTGCAACATTAAGAAATGAAGTTTGTGATTCATGTGAACTTAAAGGAAATAAATGTGCCGTAAGTGGAACAGGTCCATGTTGTAATGAGTGTGGTTGTTCATTATCTTTTAAAACAAGATCATTATCTTCATTTTGTCCACATCCAGATGGACCAAAATGGAAAAAAATTATGAGTGAAAAAGAAGAAGATAAAATCAATAAATTATGACTATAGCATTTAAATCAGAAGATCATACATATATTAGTATAAATGATGAAAAAATAAATTGGATTAGCGTTACATCATTGATTAATAATTTTAAGAAAAGTTTTGATGCAAAAAAAGTAGCTGAAAAAGTTTCTAAAAATAAAAAATCAAAATGGTATGGATTAAATCCACTTGATATACAAAATATATGGGCTTGTGAATCATTAAGAGCAACAACATTAGGAACTTATTATCATAATCAAAGAGAAACAGATATATGTTCTTTTGCTTCTATGGAAAGAGATGGTATAACAATACCTGTTGTTTCACCTTTAGATTTAAAAGATGGATTAAAAATTGCACCAATACAAAAGTTGGAACCTGGAATATATCCAGAACATATGGTTTATCTTAAATCAGCTGGTATATGTGGTCAATCAGATTTAGTTGAAGTAGTTAATAATAAAGTAAACATTATTGATTATAAAACAAATAAAGAAATTAAAATGGAATCATATGTTGATTGGGATGGAAAATCAGAAAAATTATGTAATCCAGTAAATAATCTTGATGATTGTAATTTTAATCATTATGCATTACAATTAAGTGTTTATATGTATATTATATTAAAGCATAATCCAAAACTAACATCAGGAAACATGTTTATTCATCATGTAGTGTTTGAAGAAGAATCAAAAGATACAAATGGTTACCCTATAACAAAATATAATGAAAATGGTGATCCTGTTGTAAAAGAAGTAATTGTAATACCTGTTCCATACTTACAAGATGAAGTTATAAATATTATGCATTATTTAAAAGATAATTTAATAAAAAAGAAAAAATGATAATAAAACTATTTGATATACAAAATGGTGTAGTTGTCCCTACAGAACATTGTTATACATTAAAAGCATTAAAAGATGTTATGGATGAGTATCCTGAAGAGCATTTAAAAATTTATTTATATTTGTTTTATATGAGCTGTCCTAATCCTGATTTAAATCCTTTTTTTTATACTCCTGAAATGGATAAAGAAGATTTAATATTAAAACAAATAGATTCTGATTTTTCAGTAGAAGATGATAGTATTCATATAGCATTGCAGTTTTGTCAAAGAATGTATGAAACACCAACATCAAGAGCTTATAAAGGTATTGCATCTATGTTAGATAGATTAGCAAGATATATGGAAACACAAACTATTACAGATGGTAGAGATGGTAATATAAACTCTATTGTAAGTGCTGCAAAAAACTTTGATCAAATTAGATCATCTTTTAAAGGAGTATATAAAGATTTACAAGAAGAACAATCAAGTAAAGTTAGAGGTGGTATTGGTATGGCCTATGACCAATAATCATGGAAGAAATCTATAATAATATACCAACTTGGGATAATGGTCAATGGACTGTTACTGATTTTGAATCAAGAGAGTTATTTTCTAATTTTATTTTTTCTATATTTAAAGAACCAGGTAAATATAATTTTAATGAAATAAGTTTATTATTTAATCAACAAGGAGAATTATTTAGAGAAAATAAAGTTTATTGTACAGCACCATTTAAATCTAAAGACTTTGTTAATTATTGGGATGACCAAAAGTTAAAATGTAGAAAAGGTATAATCTTTAAATCTAAAGATGGTACTTGGTATATTACAAGAGACTACTATATGTGGTTAAACTTTTTACCAATCTTTGATAAAGAACAACAGAAGTTTGACTTTGCAAAAATTAGAGATGCTCAGTATCATATGGCACTATATGAACTACTTGCTGAACTTAATTATAAACATGTTGCTATTTTAAAGAAACGTCAGATAGCATCTTCTTACTTTCATATATCTAAGTTACTTAATCAATTATGGTTTGAAGAAGGAGTTACCTTAAAAATTGGAGCCAGTCTTAAAGATTATATAAATGAAAAAGGATCTTGGAAATTTCTTGCTGAATATGCTGCATTTCTTAATCAACATACAGCATGGTATAGACCAATGAATCCTGATAAAATATTAATGTGGCAACAAAAAATTGAAGTTAGAAAAGGAGACAGAAAAACAGAATCCGGACTAAAAGGAACTATGCAAGGAATGTCTTTTGAAAAAGATCCTACAAATGGTGTTGGTGGACCAGTAAAATATTTCTTTCATGAAGAAGCAGGTATTGCTCCTAAGATGGATCAGACCTATGAGTACATGAGACCTGCAATGAGATCAGGTTTAACAACTACAGGAATGTTTATTGCTGCAG